CTAGTGTTGTCATTTGTTATATGTTTCGTTGTAGTATTCTTCTGCTTGTCTTGCAGGTTTACTTCCATTGTCTTGTAAATAATCATAAGCATCTGACCAGCCCTCTAAATGTGCATTTATTATCTGCTTTTTCTCCATTGCTTTGGCTTGTTCAAATAATGAATTAACACCTTTTGTAAATGGAGTTATTAATAATTTATGTTTTTTTAATTCTTCTTCCAACCATTCTACTGCTGTCATATTATTTGTTTTTACGTTTTCGTAAATGTTCAAGTTTCGTGAACATAACAAAAATGTGCACAATAAACTGACTTAAGTTATTGTGCATTTTTAGGTTTATTTAGGCCATAGTTTAATTTGCCAATCTTTTCCGTATTTCGTAAGCATATGCTTTTGACTGATAGGTGTCCAATAGTTTCTAAGTTGTTTTCTTAGTTGACTAATTGGATGCTCTTTTCTGTTTCTTAGATAAGTATGCTCAACTTTTGTTCCGTGATGCACACCTACTTTATGACCTTGGTTTTTTACCCTATGACACCAGTCTAGGTCCATATAATAGTAAGCCAGCATCTCATCTAAGGGGTTTTCAGCAAATAACTCTGCATTAACCATTGGTGCAGTCCACTCTACAAAAGGTGTTTCTTTTACCCCATCAAAACCCATTATCGGCCATTGAAACCTGTGGTCTGAACTTTGCATAGTAGGATGTAATGCCGCCCAATCTCCTTTTGCCATTTCTTGTGCTAACTTGTAAGGTGTGTCAGGTGTAAACGTAATATTCGAAACAAACCATAAATAATCTGCTTTCCATAACGGATCAGCTAAGATTGAATTGTAGGCTCTAGACATATTTCCCACACCATCCCTACTGACTACCTCAAAAGGCAATTCAGTATCTTGTACACATTTAAGAGTCTGAGCAAAGTCAGGCTCGTAGTATTCCATTAAGACAATTAGTACTCTTGACATATTATTTGGTTGACTTGGTTTATCCAATATTGGGGAGTAAAAGTTAAAATGTGTTGCTTCATATTCTCTGCCCTTCTCTGCGTTTCCTCTTTGTTTTGTAAAGCAAACATTGCGGCATCATACAATTTGTCCACTGAATAACCTACTTTGTATGAATTTTCCTCAGTCAAGTCATCATCCCCTTCTATTATTCCCCTAATTGTTACTGTTCCTTTCGTTCCAGCCTCCAAAGGTGCGGTTGATCTAGCATCATACTTTGTAGCTTTTATCATTAAGGTTGACAATTCATAAAGGTCATTCATTTGTTGTAAACTAGGTTGCACAATATATTTATCATAAATATTGTCTTTTGGCTTTAACATTCCATAGCCTATAATTCTATAACCTCTATCCTTTAGCATCTTTGCAACTTGCACAGCTAATTTTTCAGCATCCTTTGTGACATTAGTTGGCTCTGGTGATTCTAAAAGGATTGTCTTATAATCTTTAGGGTTTTTTGTTATTGGAAAGTCTTTAAGATTGACACCATTACCGATGTAGTGAATAGGTCTCTTATCGTTAAACTTACTTTTTAAGATTCGCATATTCCATTGTGAAATAGAAAAAAGAGGATAGTTGCAATTGTAAAGTTTTAGACAATCTTGAAAAAACCTCTCATTAGTAGGTCTAAACAGATGCTCTAACATCTGTAATAATATAAATTTCTTTTGTATATCCTTATCTAATAAAAATGCACCGTGTGGACTTGTAACTATTAAGCAGTCTGAGCGACTTATTAAATTAGTAGTATTGACAATCTTGCATTTAATTTCTTGAAGGCTACATCTCAAAGCACCAGCCTGATTATATAACACAACTCTATGACCTAAGTCAGTAAGTTGATTCGCCCATTCATTTATAACCCTTATTCCACCGTGTGGACTATTAATGTTTGGACTTTGGATAAATATGCGCATAGATGTCAAGAATTAAAAAGGTGATTGTGATAAAGGTGTAAACCATTAAGAAAATAGGCGTGTCAAATAGGTAAAACTTTAATCGGTCTTTTATCTTTCCCATTGTGATTTGTTTGGATATTTCTGATTAATAAATATTTTAAAATCTCCATTAACTGCGTATGATCCTATTGAGAAAAATAATTTATTATAAGTCTTACCTATCCACTCATTGACAGAATAGAATCTATTTATTTTTATGTCATCCATTGGCTCAAATGGTCCATCCTCGTTTTTTGTGTAGGCTGACTTGATAACAAATTCTTGCTTCCAGGTTAGGTTTAAAAGTTTGGCAAATCGGTGCTTATTATAGACTATTGGAGTGTGAATGTCGGTGTAGTAGTTATTCTTGCCTGGCAAGTTATTTGTATTGGTTATAGCTATCTTATAAAGACCTGTGGCTTTATGTGCGTAAAAGTGACAATCCCTATCATACCAAAACTTAAAGTCTTTGACATCTAAATTTTTTAATAAGAAGTGGTCATCATTCCAAAATATAAAGTCATCACCCTCGACCCATTCTGAGCCAGTTATTATCTTTTGAAATATGCTAAAATTCTTTCTGCCAGGCACATCCCCTAAATAGTGATGCTCTACATTCTTAATCCACTTAGGCTTTTCGCCTATAAGCACAATCTTTCCATAGCCTTTTAGGTGCTGTTCTATTGACCTAAGGGCATATCTTAACTCATTATCTTGCCACCTACTGCCCGTTCCTAATGCTATTACTATGTCCATTTGCCTGAAGTTTATGCAAAATTTCCTGCACTACTGCGTTTGAAAGGTTGCCATAATGATTGATAATCAATGACTTTTGCTCTTTTGTGACATAAGCACTCACCAAAACCTTTTTCTGATCCTCAGGCAATGGTTTTCGACCTGGTTTTAACTTTTCCATAAATCAAAGATAGGGATAAAAAATAAATTAAAAAATATTTTTTTATTTGTGAATAAGTTATTATATTTGTGGTGTCAACGATTAAAAACTAAACGATTTAACAATGAAACAAGCATTAACACTCCTTATCACACTAATTGCAGTTATGTATTTAGTAGGACTGATTCAAGACCAATTTTGTAAATAAACCCTTAAAATTAATCACAATGCAAATTGAAATCCTTGCAGATGCAGACAGAGCAGAATACCTGCTCAAAAACCTAGACTTACCTATTAAGATTACTAGGTATGACTCAAGACATTTTACAGTATTAATTTCATCTGACCAAGATGATGCTTCAGGTATTGCTCTTAAATTATTCCACGCAGGAATATCTTTTGGTTTTTCTGAGGCACGAAAATCATTTGATAGCATCTATAAACCTAACAAGTTTAAGGATGATATTATGTATTTGGCCAATGACTAATAAGCAAGCATACCCCCGATGTTTCTACATTGGGGTCTTTTTTACTAACCTTATAATTCATATATGAAAACAACTTACCCAACACACCCAATGCGTGATTTCAACGAATGGATCACAGCAGTCCACAATTATTTTAGAATGACAGCAGCAGAGTACGAAAGAAACAAAACGATTCGCACCTACACAAGATTTAGAATTGAACCTGATGGAAAAGGTTATTATATTGTAGGCGAAGAAAAAATCCCTCAGAAGGAATTTGAAAAGCAGTTTCCCTTACCTTTATTTATAGGGAGAAACGAAGAAAATCCCAACTCAACCACATCTTACATAACCGAAACGATTTAAACTATGTTAGCACAAATTCAAGCACAGGTCAAAGCACCTAAAGGACAAGTCAACAAATTTGGAAACTACAAATATCGCTCTTGTGAGGATATTGTAGAGGCCGTTAAGCCAGTCATTAACAAGCTAGGCTTTTATCTTACCCTTTCCGATGAGATAGTACAAATAGGGGAAAGGATTTATGTAAAAGCCACAGCAACCATTTCTAATGGAGAGTTAACATTTACCTGCTCTGCATTTGCTAGAGAAGAAGAAGTTAAAAAAGGTATGGACTCTGCACAGATCACAGGAGCCGCATCCTCTTATGCTCGTAAATATGCACTTAACGGACTTTTCGCTATCGATGACACTAAAGATGCAGATGCTACTAATACACACGATAAAGATGAGCCAACTAAGGAAGAAAAAGATATGTTAGAAAGATTGGTATTCTCATCTAATCTGGAGGAATATGAAATAGACAGAGCAATTAAAGCTATTAGAGAATGTTCAGATTATGACACTTATCAGAAACTCCAGCACAGATTAGAAGATAGGCAATTAGGTCTTAATGAGATTCCTAACCCTAATCAGAAAGATATTTCTAAACACCTTAAAAAATCATTAAAATGAGTTGGTCAGAAAGAGGCACATCCAAACTCAGGTTTTTTATCTACTCCGATGATGGCGAAGATATACCTGTAAGAGCAGAGATTAAATACTATTATGCAGTTGGAACTATTGCAGATGAGTATGACTTTGAATATCAAGTCAAGATTGTAGATGCTCCTGATTGGGTTACAGAGGATGACATCAGAAACGAACTGAACCAATGGAATTTATTTGATATTATCAACCCTGAAGATTTTAACACATATTAAAAATTAAACTATGGCAAATTTCCCAAAAGGTATCAGGATTTTTAGTCCTAAACCAACAGCACCTCCTTTTATTAAAGGTCAGATTATTATTACTCCAAAAGAGTTATTTGAGTGGCTAAAAGCTAACCCTGACTTATTAACTGACTACAAAGACACCAAGCAACTTAAACTGACCATAATGGAAAAGAAAGATGGCACAGGTCTTAACGTAGTTGTGGACACCTATAAACCAAAGGAAGATGTACCGTTCTAAAGAAGAACTACATAAGACTGCTGAGAAAATGCAGGCTTACTTAGAAACTGAGGTTGGTCCTGATCCACAGCATTTAATAGATAGGGCAGAACTTTTAACTATTTTAATTGCTAAGTCTGGGCAATGCCTTGCAGATGCTAAATATATGCAGGATCAAATTATTAACGCAGGATTACTACAAGCTATTGGGGAAGGCTTAGAAACTAAACTAAGTCCTTCCTTAATAAATAAGTTTGTCAGTACAAATGCTAAAGATGTTAATCTTTTGGTTAATTGGTTTGACCGCATCAACTCAGCAGCTACACATCAATTGGATGGTATTAGGACAATCATATCTTACAAGAAAGCTGAATTAAATTTGTAAACTTAAACATTGCCTAAAATTAAAAAATTGTCAACTTGGATTGTAAAAAAATAAATTTGATAATATCAAATAAATGTTGTATATTGCATTAAATAATGTAATTATGAAGATTGATATTAAAAAGGGTGATCAGTTTGGCAAGTTAACAGTTATTAAAGAAGTAGAACATTTTAAGCAACCTAGTGGACAAAAACAAAGGGCAATTTTATGTAAATGTGAATGTGGAAATGAAAAAGCAATTCGTTTATCGCATTTAATAAGATTAAGGATTCAATCTTGTGGTTGTGTGTTAAAAAAATGGAAAGGTGAAAGCACTACAAGAATTTATAAAACTTGGAAGGCAATGAAAGAAAGGGTTCATTTAAAAACATACATAAGGAGTAATAGATATTATGACAGAGGGATATCTATTTGCAAAGAATGGGATAATGATTTTTTTACCTTTAAAGAATGGGCCTTAAATAATGGATATAAAGATAATTTACAATTGGATAGAATAGACAATAACGGTAATTATGAGCCTAGCAATTGCAGATTTGTGACTAATAAACAAAATGCAAATAATAGAGAAATGACATTCTTTGTAAATTATAAAAATCAAAAATATCCTATAATGGAATTGTTTAGTAAATTAAATATTCTTGTAATACATCAACCAGCAATAAGAAATAGAATTTCAAGAGGTTGGGATCACGAACAAGCATTTGATAAACCTATAAAAAATGGCAACTACAAAAAAAAGGAAATCTAAAGAAATAAGCATACCCAAATTAGTACAAAAAGCACAAAAAGTATTTAATCAATATATTAGAGAACGAGATTCAAAAGATGGTTATTTCACTTGTATATCCTGTTTTAAAACATTGCCTATATCTCAAATAAATGCTGGACACTATGTACCTGTTGGGAAATCATCATTATTAAGGTTTAATCCTGATAATTGCCACGCAGAATGTATTAGAGATAATGGATTTAATGACTTTCATTTGATAGGTTATAGAAAACATTTATTATTAAAAATTGGAGAAGATAAGGTTAAATGGTTAGAAGATAATCAAAACAAGGTTTATAAATGGTCTAGGACCGAATTAGAAGAAATAATTGAACACTATTCAACACTCTTAAAACAAAAACAATGAGCCAGTCACAGCAAATCTTAAACTACCTTAAATTAGGTAAACCAATCACTCCACTTGAAGCCTTACATATGTTTGGCTGTTTACGATTAGCAGCTAGAATTGCTGATCTTAGAAAAGAGGGTCACATTATTTGGACTAGTAACATTACAGTTAACGATAAAACATTTGCATCCTACAAATTAAGCCAATGATTAAACTAAAACTTATTACTCCTGAAAAGATTGACCAGGTAAAAAATTTGCTTGATAAAGGAGTAAGTATTAGAGAAACATCTAGGCAAACTAAGATTAGTTATTATGCTACTTGGCATATAAGTAAAGGTCATTATCATAAACTTAATGATTTAAGAGATGCCTTTAGAGAACCTGATAATGGTTATTTTAATTGGGATAAGTTTAAAGTTTATTAAATGACACACGGATCACTATTTAGTGGCATTGGAGGCTTTGATTTAGCGGCTGATTGGATGGGATGGGAAAACAAGTTTCATTGTGAATGGAATGAGTTTGGTCAAAAAGTCCTTAAATATTATTGGCCTAATGCTGAATTATTTACCGATATTACAAAATCAGATTTTACAAAGTATGCAAACCAAATTGACATTCTTACAGGAGGATTCCCCTGCCAACCCTACTCAATGGCAGGAAAAAGACTTGGTAAAGAAGATGACCGTCACCTCTGGCCAGAAATGCTTAGAGTCATTAGAGAAGTTAAACCAAGTTGGGTTGTGGGCGAAAACGTTCTCGGCCTTGTTAATTGGAATGAAGGGTTGGTATTCCACGAAGTGCAAACTGACCTGGAAGCTGAAGGGTACGAAGTATGGCCGTATGTACTTCCAGCTTGTTCCGTTAATTCACCGCAAAAAAGAGACAGGGTTTGGTTTATTGCCCACTCAAACAAAGTGGCAAGGAAATCAATGGGAAAGCGTAAAAATGAAGTTACACAACAATGGGATGAGAAAATCAGGTGTCAAGATTGGAACGAGTTTTACCTGGTTCTTGACAGAGATATATTTAAAATCAGGAAAACAGGAGAACAGGAAATTATTTGCGAATCCCCGCTTATCAGCGACCTTGATGGGATTTCCTTACAATTGGACAGAATTACCTTTCAAAACTGGGTCAATCAATCAAACGGAGCATACGGAAATGCAATAGTACCACAAGTAGTTTATCAAATCTTTAAAGCAATAGAACAATATGAACACAATCAATTTAGCGGATCAGTTAGTAGATAAAACCTGTGAATATTACGGAATAAAAAGGATTCAGTTATCTAGGAGACACAAAGAAAAACCAAATAAGACCATAATAATCCAAACTAATGACAGAAGTAAGCATATTAGTACCGCATCAATTAGAATGGCTTTGTCTTATTATCTTAGTAAGTACACCCCTATCCCAGTAAGTATTTTAGGACCATTAATTGGTTACACAGATCACAGCACAGTAACCCATTCTAAGAAAAAGGCACAGGAATACATAGACACCGATGATTGTGTATTTATGGAGTATTGGTTGGCAGTCAATAACTTAGGTAAGGAATTGGGTATATCTACTGAGTATGTAAGGGTCAATAAGACTAGGGAAATAATAATGGAAAAAATAAATTTGGTAAATTGAAATAAATTTCGTATATTTGTGTCAACAAAGACTCGCCAGAGAAATCTGCTTTGTTTTAGAAGATATACTAACCTGTTGGGGTGCGGCTGCGAGTGCCAATCCTCAGCAGGTTTTTTTATTCGGTGTTTTGAAACACTTTGACCGAATGGCCTTGACAAAGCCAACAACTCAAATGCTCTTTATAAGTCTGTTGGGTTTCTACCCCGAAGGTACACGGCAATGGCAACAAGGACAACCGTAACTTAAAAGCATACTGGAAACACCCAGGAAAAGACCTTCGATTGATTTTGCCTAAAATAAAAGTTTTTTAGGCTTAAATCTACTTTGTGTTAGGGATTGAGTGATTTTACTCACTTGATTGAGTAGATTGAAGATGCAATCAATATCAGGCTTGTCAAAATGGCTCTACTAGGTAGATGCTATAATACCCTTGGTATGTACTTTAAAGAAAGAAACTATGAAAAGTATTGAAATGAGAGCCTCAGACTTTAAAAGAGAACTGCAACCCTTTGCATTCCCTGAGTCTATGAAGCAAGAGTTTTATGATTACTGGACAGAGCCTAATGCTAGTAAGACAAAGATGAGATTTGAGCAGGAAAAGACTTGGGATTTGTCTAGGAGGCTATCTAGGTGGGCTAATAACAATAAGGATAAGTTTAACCTACAAAAGACTGAGACTGGATTTAGACAGCCTAAGATTATTAAAGAGCCTGAGACTGAACTAGAAAAGCTAGATCATACCCTTAAAATGTATCAGGAAAAGTTTGAGTCAGTTCCTTTTTTAGAAATGGGTAAATGGTATGACTTTATAAAAAAAGAGAGGCTAATGAAGGTTATAACAAAAGAGGATATTGAGATACTTAGAGAGGCTTATGGTGATGACAATTACAAGTGTCGGTGTGCTTGTGTCCAATGGACCTTTGATAATATGACTAAAATGGATAGGACCTTTGCTTGGCTTTATGACCTTGTAAATAGATTCCAATGATATATTTTTTAATAGGAGCCATTTGGGGTTATTTAGTAAGAATTTATATTTCCTACATTAAAAACAAATAATATGACACCAAGAGAAAAAGCTATCGCATTAATTAATAAATTTTATATTTATAATTATTTAGGAAGTAATTGGTCAAAACAATGTGCTTTGATTGTAGTAGATGAAATTTTGAATACAATACCTTATAAATCACAAGGATATTGGAAGTCAGTCAGATTAGAAATTGAAGAATATGAAGCTGCTTAAATAATTCTATAAAAGTTATGCTGATTGATTACGAAATAATGCAACCCTTTGTGGAAAGGTCAAAGCAAGATGAAACCTATATGCTTAAGATAATAGAAATGAGCCTTAAATATGCTGTGTTTAAGGAATGCTTTACAATCATTTATAGTAAACTAATTCCAATAGAAATGTTGCCTAGAGAAGAAAAAGAGGGTCTTTGGGATTATGTCAAGCAAAAGTTTCCTAATAGGAAACAAGATGAAAAGATACAACTTTGTAAATCAGTTTATGTAATGGGTAGCTTATTTTGACTCCCCATAGAAGTTAGCCTCAAATATTTCGTATAAGGCTTGATAAGTTATAAGTAAAGACATTTTTCTAATCCCATAAATATAGGCTTGCTCCTCCTCAGACATTAGAGCAGGGTCATAAGATTGAGATAACTCTAAAGCCTGTGCAGCCGCTTGGATATCATCGTGCGGTGTCGGTTCTAGTAATCCGTCTTGATCCTCGGCAATCCCCTCTGTCTGGTCCATTCGATTACATCTTTTTCAACTTCCTTTCTTGATTGTTTTCTATATTTCTCACACAGAGGCTCCAGTAGTTGTAGTCTCTCTATTGGTGTCAATACCTTCATTAACTCTTGCACTTGTTTCTTGATTATTGGGAAGTCCTTGTGTGTCATTTAGAATGTCTTTAATCTTTGATAAATAAAGAGTCAGGTCCATAGCCTCCTCTAATGCGTGTTGAACCCACTCTGACAAAGATAGGTCAGAACGGTCCATAGTTGTACCATATTTCTCAAATCCTCTGTCCTCTCTTAACTGATACTCCTCGATAAGTTTTTTTAGTATCTTACTCATCGGTCAGTCTTTTCGTTAAATTTACCACAAACCTTACATTGATATTGGATTTTCTTTAACCCTGTGGCTGTAATCTTATGCTTATTAATTACTAACTCATCTGATCCACACTCAGGGCAACTTCCCCTATCGTGTCCAAATCTTACCCCATAATGAGTTTTATTGTAAACGTGCTTACTTAGATACTTATGAACCTTCTCTAATAAGACCACATCCTTTTTACAATACTTTATCATCTTCTCCATAGCTTTAGCATCTTTATTTAAGACTATGTCTTTCCAAAGGTTAAATTCTGTCTTAATCTTTTGTCCGATGCCTAAATACTGAGCAATGTAGTTAAGTCTGTTAGAGTTAAATCTAAACTTAGACCTAGATATCTTTAAAGTATCTATGGTTACATAGTTAGGAAACATCTCGATATTATGGAAAAGGCATCTAGTCCTAATCCATTTTAAGTCAAAGTTATCTCCATTATGACCTACTAACTCATCAGCCTGGTTCGCTATTTTTATAAACTCAATTAAGAGTTTTTTATCATCTTGATTCCTATCCCAGTTAACAGAATAGACTTCCTTCTCATCTTCCCACTTGTAACAAATGCAAATTATTGCTCTTTCTTTGATAATATTGTCGTAACCGACACTAATTTTGTGGCCAACATTCCAAGAAAATACAATGTTGCCTGAAGTCTCTATGTCGAAATAGAGCCTTCTCCTTTTTGTTTTCAGCATAGATTAGTTGCTTTTTCTTATCTCGTATCCAGCAACTTTAATTTTAACTGAGTCCTTTACTACCTTTCCATCTGTGTACACTTTTTGAACCGTACAACTGGATAAGAATAGAACAAAGATATAAACAAATATTTTCATTTTACAAAACTATTTTATGAACAGATTGTATTCAGCCTGCCTCCTAGTAGTTAAACCCTTTACAGGCTTTCCGTTGACCTTATCCCACCTTAATAGCTGACTAGCCACTTTGACTTTGTCCGCTCCTGCGTTTAAGAGTTTGAGTAGGGTTGACCTTTTAAATGCCCCTATTCCTACGTTATAAACAAAAGAGGTCAAGGCATTGAGTTGATTCTCGTTCAAGGGTACTTTAACTAGACCTTTGATCTGACTCTTAATTTTAGCTGTATCAGCCTCTAAGAACTGAAAAGCCTCATCTTTGGTGATTGTAATCCCTGAAACTATGGGTTTTTTAGTGATTGGGTTTATAGTAGTTCCTGCGCCTATGGTCCAAACACCAGCAGGGCATAAGTATGATTCTAGCTTTAAACCTTCAAACTGAACTATGAAATCTTTAAGTTCCATTTTATAATAGCCATTAAGGGTTTACGAATAGACCAACCGAAAATGACACAAATAACCAAAATAAGCCAATTTAAGCGGGTTTTAGCCTTTTCCTTATATTCACCCAACTCTTTGATTAAATCGGCTCTATTCGCCTCTAATTGACTCACAGAGGCACTTAGGATTCTAACTTGTGCTGTGTTTTCTACCTGAACGTACTTAGTAAGTGTTTTTACTTTAACTATTTCTAAGGGTTTATACTCAATATCTATAACTGTGTCATTAACCCTAATAGTGTCAAAAATATATTCCCCTGATAGGAATGTGTCTATTTTTACTAAAGTATCTGAGACAAAGGTAGTGTCGGTCTTTGTGGGGTATCTTTCTGCACAGATAGCAGGAAGGCGGCCAGCCTGAGCCAGCCTAGCCTCTGCCTTGTGTAGTTGCTTACCAGGATTGCAACTAAGAGCCGCCAAAGCGACTAATACTAAGTACCGCATTACTCAGCCTTTAAAATGTCACCCTTAGAGTTTGTGACTAGGTTTTTGAGTAGGTACGATAAACCAGCAGTAAGTCCAATAACCCCTGCTTGCTTTAGTTCAGCTACATTAGGTAGGACTCCACTATCTAAAGTGGTTACAATGCCAGTTAAGGCAGCCGAAAGGAATGCTACAATGAAACCATTGATAGCATCCTTGACATCAAGATTCAAGAATTTACTTTTCATTCTTTGTCTTTTTTGTTAGATAATTGAATCGAAAGTTCGGTCAATTGTTCGCTGATATGATCTAGCTTTTTAAATAAGATAGTGTCCTTATCTTCAGCATTAGCTAACCTCTCCTCAATTCGGGCCATTTTAACTTGCCCATCATTCCAAATTTTGATGATAGCACCAGCCAAAACTAAGGCTTGACCTATCACAAACATCTCCCAACTCATTCGATTACTTTTTTTCGTTTAACTGTTTCTGTGCTTCTTGTGCAATCTTGTATCTTAACTGCTCAGATGCCTTTGCTGGTAACTCTCCTAGACCCATATAGATAAGATTAACTTCCTCAGGGGTTAGGGTTAGAGTGACTGTCTTAGGCTCTTGGGTAGTAAATGATAAAAGACCCAATGCTGCGATTACGATGATTTTTTTCATATATTGGTTGTTTGATTCCAGGGTAGTGGAGGTGTAACGATTGGAGGATTCTTTTGATTTGCTATCTGTGTAGCAATGTTTGCATCAATCGAAGTTACATCAAGTCCTGCATTTAACCAACCCTCAACTTGCGCCTGAGTAAGGTCAGGATAAGCTGTAAAGTCAGTAGGGGAAGGACTAGGGCAGTTGTAAGTAGAATAAACCTCTGCTGTGTAGGTTTTATTGCCATCTACTTCTGTGCCTTTTCTTCTCCAATGTATCACAGATACTACATTTGTTAAAGTTCCCTCTTGTGGAACTACATCCATTGATTCAATAATCCAGTTGTAAGTAATTGCCATTTTTATTTGATTTTAGTTTTAATTAATTCTTTTAGTTCTGCTATTTCTTTTTCTAAGTCTTTGATTTTTTGATTGTCAGACTTTATCTTAATTACAGGCTCCTCGAATTTGGCCTTATAACCACTTGAAGGGCCAGCTTGTGCTTCAGGAGCAGGCTCAGGCAAATATCCTGTCATTAGGTAGTACAAAGTGCCATCAATCTCTACTTTAACTGCATAACCATCTGATCCACCAATAGCCACTCCTGCCTCACCTAATTTATAAGGCTTTGCCGTTCCACCAGAAGGTGCATTTGTTTGTATTGCACCATCCCTTGTAATTGAAAATCTATAAGCATCATTTGGAAAACTGTTATTTGCACTACTACTCACAAAATCTAAACTTCCATTAAATTGACCATTTGCTTGTAAAGCCCAATTTCGGTTGTTTGCATTTGCGGTATTATTGGGAACTAAACCATAGACATTTGTAAATATATAACCAGCACCGCCAGTTCCGATAAAGTTTGTGTTTCCTACACTTAATTGATTACTAATATACCCATTCCCATTCACTTGCAGTTTGTAATCCCCTGCATCACTTGTGGTGTTTATTAGTAATTCTCCACCTGAAGTAAGCCTCATTCTCTCGGCTGCATTTGTTGAGAATATCATTGGAATATTAGCATCAGCATAAAGTTCAGCTTGTGCATTTCCTAATGCTATTGTAAATAATCTACTGTTACCAGCATTATTATAAAAATCTATTCTTGAAGCATTATCAGAAGAACGACCTAACGTTGCAATAGTTGATGCATTAGAAGCAGCGGCTACGGTTAAAGGCTGAATTGCATTTGTACTACCTATACCAACATTTCCCCCACTTGTTATTCTCATTCGCTCCGAACCTCCCATTTCCCATTTTACTACACCTGTTTCAGAATTTTGTATTACAAAATCATTACCTTCCATCGCAATACCACCACCATCAGCATCAGCAAAGCCAGTAGTTGTATTTTGTAATCTTATTCTTGATGAACCAGAATTTGGCATTACTTGAAGTGTATAGCTACCCGTAGGTGTGCCACCAATTCCTACCAAACCACCACTTGTTATTCTCATTCGCTCGTTAAATCCTGAAGCATCTGAATTTGCAGTAATAAAAGCTAAAGTTCCGTTTGTACTACTATTTGCTCCAGTTGCAGATATTCTTGAAACA